CCAATGACCCGATACAGCGTCTCATCGGAGTAGGTGTATTCATAGACCTCTTCTGAATCATAAACGCCTAGCAACACAGGTTCCTCGCTGAATCCAATCGCATAATCGATCCAAGTCTTTTGAGCAACGCCTGACCCACTATAATAATTATTCACCGCCCTCAGTTGAATCCACTTGCCCCATGATCCATCGCTTCGGCTAAATCTGATTCTGCCGTCCTTGACCTGATGGCTAGGCACTTCTCCGTCTTTCCCATCGATGCCATCTTTGCCATCACGCCCTGCCGGTCCCCTCATGCCTACTGGCCCACGCTGCCCCTCTAGCCCTTGCTCGCCTCTTTCTCCTTTATCTCCTTTGTCTCCCTTTTCGCCTTGTATTCCCTGAGTGCCGCGTTGTCCTTCCGGTCCTCGTTCACCCTGCGGACCTCGATCACCTTTCTCACCCTTTGCCCCAACTGCTCCAGCCTCACCTTTGTCACCTCTAGCACCGGGGTCTCCTTTTTCGCCCTTTTCGCCCACCATCGGGCTACTCTTGAGCGCAATTATTTCCTCATCTACGCCAGCGAGTTGATCTTTGACTGAACTGAGGCCAGATTTTAATTTCCGATCAAATGCCGCCAGCCGGTCAATAACAAGTGCGAGGACTTGGTTATGCTTCACTGAATGCCCGCTTTATGCTTTCTGACAAGGCTTTGTTCAGTTCACGCTCGCTGCTCGTTTCCTCCTCGTATGTATCAGTGGCTCCGTTGTAGGCCAGCGGATTAATCTCGCCGCTTTCTTGCTTCACATCCTCCAAGGTTCGATCACCTTCGATAATGCCGGCTGACTTCAGCCTTTCGAAAATATCACTCTCAGCCAAGATTTGTCGATCAAGCAAAGTCACCATGCTCATGATCATTTGGGGATCAACGTTCTTGTCGTAGAACTCCCGATTGATTTCGAATTCGGCCTCTTCAGTCACGCCCATGAATTCGCCACACCAATAGATGCATTGCTCGATGGCTTCGCTTAGGTTGTGGACGATATCCCCGAGCACGCTGTTCTCACTAGCGAATCTGATGCGAGCGCCTTCTGCGGTTTCGTTGCCAGTTCTATCAGTGATAATTCGAGCACCGATTGCGATCATTGCGTTTTCTTTCGCCTTCATCGCGTCCATCACGAGGCTGTTAGGGTTTGCCTGCAATAAGGTCGCGTTGCCGGTTTCCCCTAATACGTGCCCGGCTCTCGAGCCTAGCTTGATGCCTCTTGGGTTGTATTCGAGCCATTGCTCTGGGCTTAGGCTGTGCGTCAGGAATAGTGTCGGCTGACCCGTTAAGAAGCATGACTCTTCGTAATCTGCTGAATTACGGTAATGAGCAATGTTGACGTCCGCAATATCGGAAAGCGGCGCATCGTCAATCGTTGAGTCGTTATTCTTAGAACCGACGAACATTAAGGGGATTTCTTCCCACGTGCTGCCGTCTGATTTCTTCGGGTATATTTCTGCCGTGTATGGCTCATCGTCTCTATAGATCTGCTGGGTGTAACCATCGTCTCTTAGACGCAGAACCCGATATTGAGTTTTAGTTTCGTGGCCGAACTCGTCATCATCCTCGATGTAGGTCTCGGCTAGAACGCAGAGAACTAACAGCTTTCGCCCTCCGACCACTTCTGTTTTCCAGTTGATCGCTTGCTCTGCAGTATAAGGAATGATCGATGCTTTAAGGTCTAATCGCGAAACGTCTTCGGCTGATAAGCCCTCATCGGCTTGTGGATAATCGACCAAAAAGACTGAGCGCCCTGTTTCTAGCAGATTGCTGAGTTCATCCTTGCTTAACTGAATCAGCCCTAGTCCGTCTCCGGTTGCATCATCCTCCAAGTAGCTCAGAGGCTCAGGAAGATCAAACGATGGTTCTTTACGAAAGGCCGCGCCTACCAATGCGTTTTTGGTTCGTCCAGTAAAGTTAGTGAATAATGCCCGTTTGATGTACTGCTTATATCGAATCGACTCGGTGCCTAACCGATCATCATTTGACTCAGGATCAGGAACAGGAAGATATAAGTGCTTTTTGTCTTTAACGGCAACTGAGCCTTTGACAGCATCTCGTGTTTTCTCCCAGATCGGGAAGTAGGTTTCGAACTGCGGATGTTTTGTAGAAACAGGCATCTTGGCCCCTTGTTAGACTGCAAAAGCGAAATTGACTTTCGCTACTGGTTTGACCACTGGCATCTCATACGCAATCGGGTATGTCGTTGCATCGTTCTGGTGATCTACTCCGCTCGTCTTGTCTGGCTCCCCATTCTTATAGATCTGTTGCTCTAAACATTCAGCAACGGTTTTGCACCGATCTGCGTTTATTTTAACCCTACCTTTGGCCAAAGCACCATTCATTGCCAAAATTCTATCTTTAACCGGCGGGTTTGTCTTCTTCGCTCGAACATGGAACCCGGCCTGTTGCAGCAAAGCAATGTCGGATAGTGATGCGTTAACCGTTTTGCGTGCGCCTCCCGATGCGTCAGGGTAAATGTAGATTTCGTGGCCTATATATCGGTCTTGTATTATACGCACCATTTCCGGCGTGTCATACATATTCTTAAGCTCATCGACTGCGTGCCAGACTTTGCCGCCTTCTCGTTGAACGAAGATGGTTGCCGCTTGCTTAGTTACGTTGAAGTCACAGCCAATATATAGCGGCTCGCCTTCCCTTATCGTTTCCTCTGATGAACAGCCATGCCGATCATAGTTGATATAGACCGTCCCTGACGTTAGGTTGACGAAATCCCCGTTGAGGTAAGCCGCCAGCAGGTGCTCGGGATAGATATCCCGCAAGCTCTGAATGTAGCCATCTGGCAAGAATGGGTTCGATTCAGTTGGTGCTTGGATTAGCTCATAGCCAGCCTTGGGTTCTTTCTTCCACGTGTTATAAACAAACTTGAAACCTTCAGGCGTCGTGGTTACTCCAACCGTGTTTGCGCTTCCGTCCCTTTTCTTCTGTCGGTTTCTGGCAAGGATCTGCCGCCAAGCATAACCTGCGTCTTCGACCTTCATCGTGTCTAGCTCATCAACGTCCGCATCGCCGTGTTCGTAGCCGATAATCCGTTGAGGCGTATCCATTGACCTGAAGATTATCGCACCCATGCCGGGGAACTCTATTTGATTGAGCGGGCTTTTGATTAGCTTATAAGGTATCCCCAGAGAATCTAAAATCTCCTCGTACCTTGGCCACGCTATCATTCGGATTAGGTCATAGGTCGGCGCATAGAACCCTCGATTGACCTCGGGATGCTTGATCTTGCCTATGATGCTGCGATGAATGGCCGCTTCTGTTTTCCCTGCCCCGAAACCAGCCACCATTGCTGGAAACCTAGCTTGGCTGACAATGTAGTCATATTGCGGTTTGGTTGGATTAATCCTCGCCATCGTGTGGATTCACGATCTCAATAGTGATCGGCTGATGATCGTGTTTCGTTTCACGCTGATCGCTTTGCCCCAACGTATTCTTTCCGAGGAAGATAAGCATAGGCACGTTTCCGCTCATGCCTACTTCCCACTGCTTTCTACGCAGCGACATTTTTCCGCTCGATGACGCCTTTTTATAGTAGTCCGAAAAATTCTCGCCAAACTCATGATTACAATGGTTATTTAGCGTGTCATAGTGGATATCTAGGATGCTTGCGATTTCCTCGCCAGTGCATTGAATCCCGCAAAGGTTCCTAACGAGATTCCAATCAATCTCTTTCTTTGGTCGACCTACAGGGTTAGCCATTTCTCACCTTTTTATGATGCGACAATATTAAGGACTATGCGGCCTTTAAATTATTGTAGGTTTCTTGAGTAGATTCTAGCACTGCCTCTTTGCCAGTAAAATCCTGCCATCGATTAACGATCACGTCGCAGTATTTTGGGTCTAACTCCATTACAAAACATTTTCTCGCTGTTTGCTCTGCGCCAATTAGCGTTGATCCAGAGCCACCAAAAAGATCCAAAACATTGAGTAATTTAATATGATTGCTAAAAGCCCTAACCGAAAGCTCCACTGGCTTCTGAGTAGGGTGCATATAATTAGTGTCTTTTTTTATGCTCCATAAATCAGATTCGTTTTTTATATGCTCATCGATTGATCCGTTGAATAAGCAGAACTCATGCTGATGTCTATAACCTTTCCCCATTCCAAAAACATTTTTGGCCCAAACTAAACACGCTTTATATTCCAATTTAGTTTGAATTTGTGAATAGAATTTCCAATTGCACCAAATATAATAAACAGTTGGATTGACTGTTTTTATTGTTTGACAAACTTCATCTATAAATGTTTCAAATTGAGATTTTTCTAGATCATCATTCTTGATGACATCGTGCTTACCGCTTCTTCCATTAAACGCCACATTATATGGCGGATCGGTAAAAACCATGTCGATCTTATTGCCATCAGTCAATTTATCAACCGCATCAATGCTCGTACTATCCCCGCACATCAATCGATGGTTGCCTAGAATCCAGATGTCTCCTTCTTTCGTTATGGGCTCTTCTGGCGGCTCTGGGACTGCATCCTCGTCAGTCAATCCCTCAACCTGCTCTGGTGCTAGCAGATCGTCCAATTCCTTTGGGTCAAATCCCAGAAGGTCCAAATCGAACCCGATCTCATCTAATCCTTGCAGCTCGACTGATAGCATATCGAGATCCCAGTCGGCATTTAAAGCCAACTTATTGTCAGCAATGACGTAAGCTTTTTTTTGTTCTTCCGTTAGTCCTTCAAGCGTAATGGTTGGCACCATTTCTAACTTTAGATTCTTGGCCGCTTCCAATCTTCCGTGGCCTGCGATGATTTCGCTATTTTGATCAACAAGGATCGGGTTGGTAAACCCAAACTCAGTGATGCTCCGCTCTATCTGCTTGATCTGTTTTTCGCTATGAGTTCTTGAGTTGTTCTCATATTTTTTTAGTTCGTCGATTCTCTGATAGACGATGCTCAGTGCAGCCATTCCCCTACTCCCTAATGCAATGCTCCTCGATAACTAATTGCTGGCTTTCTTGGCCAGCCAATAATTCTTTAAACCGATCGACCGCCTTGCGGCTATTTCCAACGCCTTCAAGGTTACTGAATAAGCTGTCACCAAGAGCAATGCAACCAACGACATCAGAAGAATGGTTCCCAACGTGAAACAGAATGTGGCTGCGGTTAGGCACGTCCAAAACTTCCCACGTGTTTGGTCCAAACTTAGGCGAATCTCGGAGGCCCATTGAGTAAGCTCCTGCCGGGATGCAGCTAACAAATGGCTCGTTGTTTTTCCAAGGCTTTTCCACCGTCCAGAAAAATTGACCATCGTGCTCCAGTCTCCCTATGGTGCGATCATCAAAAAAAGCGAATCTGATTAGTTCCACGGTTTGTCTCCCGATTATAGGTGAATTGTAGCATCTATCCTAATCAATAATGGGTAAAAATAACGCTTTACTTTTACACTTAGATGGATGATGATAGGCTCATCAATTAAGGAGAAACAGCAGCATGATCAAACGTTATTTTGAAATAGCCGCCGCCGGATTGGTTCTGGTTTGCTTCTCGTTCCTCATGGCTTACACGCTCATAAATTGGGCGCTAGGCTGTGGGGAGTCATTCCCTCAGGCAGACGGTACAAGGGTCCAAGGCGAGTGCATAGAGGTTCGCCGGATCTTCGACCTATGAACGTGCTAGATTTATTCTCAGGAATTGGCGGTTTTTCAATCGGACTGGAGGCTGCGGGAATGAAAACCGTGGCCTTTTGTGAATATGACAAACAAGCGCAAAAAGTCTTAAAAAAGAATTGGCCCAATACCCCGATTTTTGATGATGTCAGAACATTAAACAAGGATCTCTTGAATGCCCAAGGAATCAAGGACGTTGGACTTATTTGCGGAGGATACCCATGCCAGCCTTTCAGCCTCGCTGGTGAACGGCGTGGCGCAGAAGATGACCGTCATCTCTGGCCTGAAATGTTTAGACTTGTCCAAGAGCTCCGGCCCACTTGGGTCATTGGAGAGAATGTTGCTGGGCACATCACGATGGGCCTCGACGAAGTGCTCGCTGACTTGGAAAGTGAAAACTACACCGCAACGCCGTTCGTTATTCCAGCTTGTGCCGTCGACGCTCCACACCGACGAGATCGAGTCTGGACTATTGCACATGCCAACGGCGAAAGCAAATCAGATGGCCCCGTCTATGAACAGCGGTTGGTGGCGAACTCCAAATGCGGATCAAGGCGGGACTCCCAAGGCATTGCTGGAAGGCAAAACGACAAGGCCAACTGGTCACAAAATTCAGATACGGCTGCAAGATCAAGTAAAAATGTGGCCGACTCCCACCGCTCACAACGCCAAGGAAACGGCAGCGCCATCAGAGCACGAACGGAATACCCCTACTTTAGCGGCCCAAGCAGGTGGAAGTCTGAACCCAGCGTGGGTCGAGTGGCTGATGGGATTCCCAATCGGACACACAGACTTAAACAGCTAGGAAACGCAGTAGTTCCCCAAGTTGTCCAAGTTATTGGCGAAATGATAATGGCTGTTGAAGCCAATTAATCCACACGGCCCCCGATCTTGGGGGCTTCGCTTTCTTAAGATTTTAAATAGCCGCCCACCTCTCGTTCAATCAATATCTCAATGTAGTGCTTGGCTTTGCGTAAATCCTCTACACCGCCTTTTTCTCGCCATCTGGAAATGTATTTGACAACGGCGTGCTCGCAGATCCCTAGGTTGTTCGCCAGAGCGTACTCGAGGGGCTGAATCATCATCGTTTTATAGTGATTGCCGCCGTATTGCTGATCCATTGCTGACATTTTTAGATCCTCGTGAAATCCTTAATGTAGAAATGCGCCATTGGTTCTTGGTCTGCTTCATCTCCCCGATCTCTTCGCCCTCCCATTGCTACATAGGCTGGCTCTTCTTTCAAGCTTATGAACCCTAAATCATCAGTCCATTGAACAATCAGGAAGCAAGGATGATTCCACATTTTAGCATGTGAGATTTTATGGTAGGCAATAAAAAACGTCGGGTATTGATCCATCGGATTGCTGCGAACCTTGATCTCCGCTAGAGCTTTGACCTTTCGCTTTTCATCGACTAACGCAAAATCTAACCCGTAGCTGATGGGTAGCTTCTCAGCGCCGCACCGCCATTTCGTTGTGATCTTTTCTATAACTCTTTTTTCGTTTCCCAGCGATACTAGATTTTCATACCTCTTTCTAGGTAAGTTCATCCGCATTGACCCTCAGCCTCGTTATCTCCCCATGATCCTCATGCAGCACAATACAGGTCATTGAGCGATCAGCCCCATAGCCTGATTCAGCGTGCCACGCATCAGTTGGCGGTAAGATGCCGAACGATTCAGCCGTCATGCCGCCTAATTCTTTTACTTGCTGGTGATGGACGTGGCCTAGCCAGCAGTAGGTGCGTCGGCTTTCGCCCCATTCTTTGCGAAGATTGCGGGTAACCGCCTCGTGGAGCCGCGCATAATTAATCTTGTCACCGTGATGGGTCACGATCAAGTTTTTTCCCCACCGCAGCCAAACAAATTTTGAGAAGTTATCAAGGATCTGAACTCGCTTCTCGTTCTCGAAGTAAGTCTGCAAGGTGACGTTCAGAAACAACGCAGCATCTGGGTCGTGATTGCCGCGAGCGTTAATCACCTTGACATACTTGTACTTCTGAAGCATTCGGATGATGACCCATTTGAGCAACTGTACGCCTGCTCGGATCGTTCGGCCCCATCTGCCATCGGCGTCTAATAGATTTTTTGAGGCCGGGGTGCTATTGGTCGTGTCTTGAATGTGGAAGAAATCGCCTAGGTTGACTAGCAGACCAGTGCTAGCGTTTGGCGATGCAGCAACTAATCGGTCAACTGCATCTCGCAAGATTTTTTGTGATTT